AGCAACCTCTCCCTATATTAGTAGTTGTCGCACGCCGCAATTAAAATGGGGGATTCTAATCGGTTCGTACTATCGGTCTTGTACACCACCCGGGGCCGATAGGTCCAGGTGGGAATCTAGTTATATTTGGCCAGCAGGTGAACTATTGCTGTAGGAAGTTATTCTTCCTTGGAATTGTCCAGCGGATTGATTAAAAATGTTAGTGCCTAGTTCTTTAAGTTTCTTGCGACGGCTAGACTCTAAACCAAGGAATTGTTCTGATTCAAGTTCTGTCTGGATAGTCTGCGCATTTGCCGCATTGGTTCCTTCAAAGATATTAGATAAACCAACTTCTGGTTGAAGTGTGTTTGCAATTGTCTCATATCCTTGGTTAGCAATATCAGCAATCTGAGCCTCTGAACGGCCCTGCCCAATAAGAGTAGCAGCATTTCTAGTAAGAGAGTCTGCATTGAAAGAGATTCCAGTTTGAGCGTTAGAACGGCGCATTGCCTCAGTTGCAAAGGAGGCTGTCTTGCGATTGATTTCTAACTGGGCTTCACCAATTTTAGGGTCTAGGAAGAAGTCTGTTAAATCTTCTGAACTATTAATGTATTTGAGTTCTCTTAATGTATTGACATACTGAGGGTCTGCAGTAATAGTTTTTAACTTAGCAGCCATAATACGCTCATCAAGTTTTGCAACAGTAACGTTGTTGGCTATGTACTTCTTTAAAGCATCAGGCTCTGCAAATTTAGAACTGATATTGTAACTCTTAATCAGATTCTTTGCGCCTTCAACGAAATGAAATAAGTCAGCAGCACTCTTTGGTTGAGTCAATCCCTCATTGAGGTAGCCATATTGCTCATAGAAAGGAGATGTTATTTTTGTCCCACTTTTTAAAGTATAGTCTTTAGCATCTGTATATAAAGATACAATATTATCGTAATCAAGTCCCTCTGCAATTAAAGACATAAAATATTGAGTAGATGAATCAACTAATGTTTTGCTATATCCAAGACCGTAAAGCAATGACTTAAGTACAGTTATATTAGTTGATGGGCCTTGAGGGTCTGGCACTGCTGTAACAGAACCACTGCCTCCAGCGCCTGCACCACCGCCGCCGCCGCCACCGCCGCCACCGCCGTTTCCGCCGTTTCCGCCTAGGCCTGCAAGTATTGCTGAAAAATCTGGAATAACTACATCGTTATAAAGTTTCCAAGAACCAGTAGTTGTTCCACCAATCCAAGTATAATGCTGACCAGCGGGTGCATCTGTTGGCATTACGGCTTTGTTAAGAAGTGGATTTGCTGCTTCTGCAGTTGCTCGAGCAGCAGTGGCTGCGGCTTGTTTAACTTGAAGTGCTGCAGTATTTGCACCAACTGCTTTAACCTCAGGTGCGGGTGCAGCGTTTGCTTGTCTCATTGCAGCAATTTTGGCTTTTTCTGCAACATCTAAAGCAGCATCAGCAGCGGCTTTCTGCGCTGCTGTAACCGTTAAACTTGCGTCAACTTCTCTATCTGACCTTGCCATTACGCTAACGCCCCCTTCAAACTCTGGAATAGGTTAACTGACTGGTTTTTGGCTGTAGAGGTTGCGCCAAAACGAGAGTCTGACATAACTGCCTGGTCAATCTCATATTGATTTGGCAGGCGGAACTTGCCGTCTGCACCTTGGAAGTTAAGAAGTTTAATTGCTAACTTATCTTTTTCGTTAATGTCTGTTTCAAGGTTTGTTGACAAAGATTTTAATAGTGGGTCTATGATAGTTTTTGCATCCCCGCCAGATTTGACGTACTCGGACACACCCATAAACTTAGTTCCAACCCTAGTTCGCACATCAGTTTGATATTTTTTAATTATCTCGTCAATTACGCCTTGGTCTGTTGCAGATAAAAGAGATTTAATAATAGGGGTTAAAGTTGCAATATTTGGTGCATCTTCATAGTTAAGGCTATGTGACTGCCTCAATAGGTCATAGTAGGTCTTTGCTGCCCCACCAATGGTTGCCGCATCAAAGGCACCTTTGGGAGAATTATCGACAATATACTGAGCAAGGAAGTCTTGTTGTTCTTTTTCTGTAAAACCTTGTCCTGTAGTACTTTGACTGCTAGTTGTAACTGCTTTCATTACAGGGGTGCCATCTTTGTTAAACGTGGCCTTGCCCTTAGAGTTTAGTACAGGTACATATGTAACAACTGATTCAGAAGTAGTTGTTGCTTTTTGACGTGTTGCCTCTGTAGAATAAGATGACTTAAACTTAGAAATTAAATCAGCGGTTGGATACGCACTAAAGGCTTTAAAATAAGTATCTGATAGAATGTTCTCAGCATCAGTGCTATCTATAAGTTTAAGGGCAGTTGATATGTCTTTACTGTAAATTGGATTATAAGAAGGTCCCTTGGGTCCTGCTGGCTTTGCACCAAATTTGATGTCATTTTCTAACCACTGGTTCCAAGTAACACCGTCAAGATATGCATTTTGGAGTACAGTCTTAAAGGCTGAAATATCTTTATTATCAGTTGCGCCTAATGGACCAGTTCCCTTTGACTTACCAGAACTACGGAGCAATGCCTGCATATATTCAAAGTCAGTCATACCAGCACGAAGTGTTGAACTCTTCTTTAAGGCATCTAACTTTGGAGCAGCCTTGGCTGCAAAAGCAAACGGGTCTGAGATAGAAAATGCATTTTCATACAATCCACCCTGAGCACGAACTATTGCACTAATGCTTTGCTGTGCGTTGCCAGATACTGGACCCGCAGCACTATTGCCAGTAATCTTTGTATTACCCCAAGGAGCAGTGGTCATTTATTTATCCGTTTTCTTTAATAAGTTTGCAAATACAGAGTAGTACATACGAGAGAACGCTGGGTTGTCAAGCATAAGTTTATTTCCCAAGGTTTGCAGTTCCTCTCTATACTTTGTATTTAACCAGAAACTACTTCCCAAATCGGGACTTGGTGTAACTCTTGCATCTTGTAATTGCTTGATTGCGTTGTCGTAAGCAGCATAGAACTCTTTAACTTCAGTATAAATAGGAGACATTTTAAATGCTTCTTCTTTAAGAGCCTTACCAACATTGGCTGCTCGTGCTTCTTGTCGACCAGTAATTACATTGCTGGTAGGAGCGTTGCCGTATACCTTATTAAGGGCAATAACTTGCTGTGTATACCATACATCTGAGTAGGTATTATCAGCCTGTTCTTTGCCAATTTGTGCTAGTTCTGACTTGTAAATAAGTTCTTCAGCAGCAGAAGCAATTTCTTCTGTGCTCAACTTCTCACGGCGACTTGTTGCGCTCTGCCAGTTATAGTAAGAAACGGCTGCTTCTCCGCCTGGGAAGAAGTATGGAATTACGTCAGCATCCTTGGTAGCGTACTTATCCGCCATTTGAGGATTCTTATTTAAAAAAGACCAAGCATCATTGGTTCCAGTAATTGATTTAGTAGAACCACTGATAATAGGCAAGATGTTTTCTTTGCCAAACTTATCCATAAATTGTGCTACAGCCTCTGGATAGTTACCAGGGTTTGCCTTTGAAATCTCATCCCATGCTTTGTAAAGAACAGTTTGAGAAACAAAGTTATACTTGCCCTCTGGTGTCTTTACTGCAGCCAGTACCTCTTGAGAAGGTGTTGCTGGTGCTATGCTCTGGAATAAGGATGTAAGCAAACCAACCCAGCGAGACATACCCTCTGCATCAGCAAAGAGTTTAGTTCTAGCAGCGTCATTAGCAAATGGATTATCGCCATAGTCTTGGGTAGAGGCTAAGTAACCTGCCCAATCTTTAACGCCACGCTCAACCATTGTTTGGTCGTTAATCAAGTATAAGAAAGATTTATTAAGCCAGGCCGGTAGTAATATTTGTGGTAATGCTCCTACTCCTTTTGCACCTGGTTCTCCAAATGGAAATAAAATATTACGCAAAAAATCATATGTTGGACCAAATGCTTGCGACTTACCAGAGACCAGGAAAGGGGTTGAAATTGCAGGACCTAATCCAGGGAAACCTGGGTTTACAGAACCAAATGCTAAGTTAAGAGATTGAACTGGCGCTGTTAGGTTTAGCGCATCCTTAGGAAATTTTCCCTGTGCCATACCAGCAAAGCCACCAAATAATCCACTGAGTGGATAACGAAAACGTTGGGTACCAAATTCATCCTTGTAGAAGAACCCTTGGCTTTCGTCATAGTTTGTGTTGGTGATGTCATAGATAGCACCGGAACCTGGCTTTGTAAGTGAATCAAATCCCTTAGCAAAACGTATTACCTTGACTGGGTTCTGAACGCCAAGTTCTCCCCATTTTCTTATTGTATTACCCCAAGCCTGAACAAAGGGAAATATAAGTCTAAGTTTATTTGCTGCATCAATCTGATTGTTTGCATTATAAAATAAATCTTTTACATACAAAGAAGCCTTACGTGCGGCAGTATCATTCACATCATCAATAGACATAAGACCCTTGGCCTTTATTGGGTCATCTTTACGTTTTCTAATCTCTCTGTTGATGATAGAGATAGTAGGATGTTTTTTTCCCACAGCAATCATTTTGCCAGAGGCGTTAGGAACTCTAATCTTTACTAAAGTTTCAAATGCATTCTCTTGCAACTTTTCAAGGTCAGCAACACTCATTGCTGGAGCGTATCTACCAATGTAGTCCCAGTATGCCATACGGTATTCTGGTCCAAAGTTAACAAGGTTTTCAAGTTTAGCAGATATTTCAAAGAAGGTATTAACCATTTGTTTTAGTTTGGAGTCTTCGGCAGCCAATAGTGTCTTGGTATCTGCATAGATTGCTTTACCGCCAGGCATTTCCTCTGATGTAAAATGCTTAACAAGTTGTGCCTTGAATGCTTTATCTGCCGCGTCCATGTCCTCATACTTGTTCATGTCTCGATAACGAGGCATACGTATGACTTCATCACCTTTTTTGCCAGGAACAACAACCACTCCATCGGCTAGAAGTTTACGAATATAAATACCCTTTTCTCCAGCACCCATAAGGTTAACAAGAGCGTTTTCATAACTAGCAGTTGATTTAGGGTCAAACATCCAGTTATAGATGTTTTCACGATTTAAGTTATCATAACTAAATTCAAGTTTAGGGTTTTTGAGAAAGAGTGCTGCAAAGTCTGAAACTTTACGATTTTGGACAGTGACTCTTGAGGCGTCGTAGATTTCTTTAAGAACATCAGTACGGTCAAAGTTATTTATTCTAACAGACTCATTGGCAATAAGTTTGTCGACAATAGCGTTTTTTGCTACATCAGTATCTGCTTTAGCAACCAACTGCATAATATCATCTACATCAAATCGAGCCAATGATGTGGCTAATGCCTCATGGTAGTTTGCATTAGTGTTGCCAATGACTTTATATATCTTGCCAATCATACGAACTTTGACATCTGTAGAGCGTGCATCCCCAGCACTTATTTGACGACTCATCATACGCAAGTGTTCGTCAATAGCAACGGTTGCAGCCTTGGCTGCTTGTGGGTTTTTAAAAGAATTACCCATAATATCATTTTCATACTTAGCCCAAGTAGAGGCAAGTTTTTGCATTGCATTACCATTAGGGTCTGCCATTAACATAGCAATGTAACCTGCTGGGTGATTAAGAAGAGTATCGTGGCCTGATAGGTATTGACGGAATTGCATTTCACCAACATTGCGAAGCATGTAAGATATACGGAAAGCCAACTGGGTTGTTTTCCAAACACTTGCTACTTCTGTTGCAAAAATATCTATAGCAGCCTGAGTTCCAACAAGCGGACCGGATTTAGTATATTTCATCAAAGCACGAACAATTGGCTGTGTATCTGGCAAACGCACAACGCTATCTAAGAACTGATGTGCATAAACAGCGCCATTCATTTCAATTGGTTTTCCACCAGAAACCAATACGCCTGCTGCATCTCCCGGTAAAACACCACCTAAGACATATTGATTAACAAGATTTTTTGTTGCCCCAGATGGGCGTAATTCAGTTTTTAACATTGTTTCTAATTTTTCAAGAAGTTTTGGGTCTCCCTTGCCATAGGCATTTACCAGTGCAACATGTGCGGCAGTAAAGGAGTCATGAATAATTTTAGAACGAATTGTTCTTAGGCTTCTGGCATTAGTTCCAGTTGCTTTTACAAGTTTATCTATTGTATCATTGATGACACTTTCTGGAATTTTTACAGTAGACATCCAGTTACGTAGTTCTTTAGATAGACGGTCCAAGTCATCTAGTGGAACAATTACAGAACGAACAACAACTCTTGTAAGCGCGTTTTCCATACGTTCAACGCCAGCAAGCATTTTTTGGCTTACTGGGGCTGATAACTTTATCATTGGCTGAATGTTTTCAATAGCCGTAGCAGTCTTTAACAAAGCAGAACGAGCAAGGCTTGGGTCAGTGTTACCCATTCCTAGATTTTTGCGTAGAATACTTAGCACATCATCTGCGGTGCCAGCATCTGTTAGTTCTCTAACTACATCCATGTCTAACTTATCGCCAAATAATCTGGAGATTCTAGAAGGACTAGATTCGTTTGCTATTAAGCGAGCAACAACGGCAAAGCGCTTGCCTAGCAAATACTTGTTTGCCTTTGTCATATCGGCTACAGGAGTACCACCAATACCGCTTATAAGCCCAGTATCTGCTTTGAGCAGTTCGGCCATATGCTTTCTTTTGCCTATCTGCATTTCTAAATCCATAACACCCTTGAGTTTGGTGTATGCCGGATTATTTAAAATTTCTTTAGCAAGGTCAGGGTCATTTTCTACATACTTGCGCAGGGCTTTAATCTCACGAATTTGTTGGTCTAATCCATCGCGCTTTGTTTTAGCAGAATCAAGTGCTATCTGTGCCTTGGCAATAACTTCCTCTGATGGCTGGACAACCTTCTCAACATCGAGCATAGCAGCGGCTGCTTCTTGTGGATTTAAACTTCTACCAAGTACAGTACTAGCATCTATTGCCTTGCCACTTAAAACCTTTGGATTTAATACAAATCCACCAGTTCCACCATGAACAGCACGGATATTGGCAAAGCCGTCTGCTTTCCAAATCTTGGAAACAACGCTAACAATTTGAGCCAGCGCCCCACCTGTCTTGTCAAATTCCATTGAAAGTGTATAGGCTTCATTTAAAAATGTTCCTAGGTTTAATTTTCCAGAACCTTCAAGTAAGTCATCTACAAAACCTTGAGTATTGAGTCTATCAAATACTGCTGCTTCTTCTTTAAATAAAGAAAGACCGTTTCTTAATCCTTCTAACTCTGTATGAAGTGCAAGACGATTATTAATTTCTTTTGCTGCTCGTTTGGTATTACCAGCAATATCTGCAAAGTTTTCTGCTAAATCAACAATTTTATATTCTTTACTTATACCTTTTTTAACAGCAAACTCAAAAGTTCCGCTATGCCCAAATGTAACGCCAGTTGATGGTAGTTCATTTACAAATATGCCGTCAAATGCATTAAGTGTATTCTTTTCATCGGCTGCTAATTGCGTTAAGTTATCAAGAATTCCGGCTTGACTGCCACTCTTAATTGAATTATAAATTACATCGTTAACTTCGTTGGCTTGGATACCAGCCTTAGGTCCAACTCCCCCAGGAGTAGGTACATCTGAAATCTTTAATAGGTCATTGAGCCCTTGAAGTTTAGCCGCAGCGGTTTTTTCTTCTTTGTATACCTTAGGCTGAGTTGACTTTTTGTACGCGTCTTCGGCTTTCATGTAATGATTATCGTAGTCACGTTTGATATTGCCTACAGCATCAGAGCGTTGTTTTAATAATTCTTTTTCTGATGGCAAAGCCTCGAGGTCTTTAATATCTGCCGCGCGTCGTTCTAAGCGTGTCTCTTCTGCAGCAATTCTTTTTGCTTCTGCTAAATCTTGTCCACCACGGGAGGTTTTATTTAAACTTCCACCACGGAAAGCAAGTTTAACCTTACTTCCCTCTTTAACAACTTTTAACGCACCTGGTCCAAGCCAAGTTGATGGGTCGGTTGCAACGTTAAGGGTTGCATCTACAATCCCAGATAAAATTTTATATTGTGTGCTGTTAGGGTCAGCGCCAACTGTCTTTAACAGTCCTCGTCCAATAGTGTAAGACTGTCCATTGATACGTCCAAAAGCGCCCATTGCTTTGGCCTGTTGTTTGCCCACACGAGACTCTGGAGAGATAAAGAAACCAGAGCCAGTGCTTACACCTTTGCCGTCAAACATGTCGCGTGCAAGTGCTCCAAGTGTTGTTGACTGATTAGGAAGCCCTAAAACGTTTGCATCTTTTAGTATCTGTCCTGCACCAATTTCGCCTTTAGAAGCAGCGTAAACATCACGACTAAGAGTTGTAAGATAGTCATAGGGTGTGCGCAATGCTGCAAAACCTACACGAGTTGTCCCTTTTAGTCCACCATAGATAGCATCTTTGACGGTAGAAAGGAAATTTTTATCTTTCTCTGCTAGAGAAGGCAATTTTTTCATTGCAGTTGCAGCAGTCATGGCTTGATTAACGCCATCTAAAGAAACAACCTTATCAATACCAGGAGTATTAGCGTTTGCACCTTGTTTTATAAGCGCTACAACAATTTCTTTGCTCATATTTGGGTATTTCTTTATAATAGAATCAAAGTTAGCGTGTTGACTGCCATCTAAACCAGCAACCTCTTGATTAATAAGTTGCTGGAGAACGCTCCCAGCGTTATCAAACATACCAGGTGCCCTAAATTTAGAGGGGTCATTGTATTTACCTAAATCAATTAGGTCTTTACCCGCCACTAAAAGATACCTTCTTCGTTATATGCCTCTAGCATACGGGCAAGTTCAGGAGTTGGATTAGTCTGATACATAGCAGCAAGAAGAACATATCCTGCATCATGTGTATTAAAACGTGACATAAGTGCATCTGGACCAGTACCTGCAGTATTGCCACCAGCACCATTGGTAAATATATCATTTGGATTATTGGGGTCAAAAATATTAGTGTTAGGTGCTACAGATGCAGGTGGAGGTGGCATTGTTATGTTAGCACTTACCCCACTAGCAGTTGGTGTAATAGGAGCATTTGCAACATCACCCTCATTGCGTGCACGGTCTCCGTATGCTCCACCTGATGCTTGTTGTATCTGGGCATTGCGTTGAATGCGTTGTACACGTTCCACATTGTTTTTGTCGACTCGTTTAGCCCCAGCACCTACTCCAGAAACTACCTGTGGTATTGCCATTTTTAGTCCTCATCTTCATCAATGTGTTTTCTAATGTCATCTATTGTTGGCGTTGTCTGCATCCACTCAGGATACGTTTGTTTTGCAGAAAGAATATACAAAGCATTATCAACGCTAAATCCTGCTTTGCGCAGCGATTTATAAAATTCATGTAACTCAATAGCATACCCGTCTAACTTAGAGTAGTCATCATCAACTACCTGCTTTTTACGAGTAGCCATGTTAGCCTCCTAGGCCTGCTAAAATACTTTGTAAATCTTGTGGTGGACCTTGTGGTTGAGGGGCCCCACCAGAGGGTTGTCCAGGAACTGCCGGGGACAGGGGCGCTTGTTCAACTGGGCCCTGTGAACCTGGTGGAGCCATCTCTGGCTGTGCTGGTTGTTCAGGCACTGCTGCCTTAAACACTGCCAGCGCAGCAGCCTCTATACTCTCCCCTTTGCGACGACGTTCAATAACGTCGGCAATGTTTTTAATAAGGGTTGTTGGGTCTTGACCTTGTGCTGCCATTGCAGGAATTGCTTGTGCACTTGCTGTAATTGCTGCGGTTAGGTTCTCTCGCATCTTTTCAATCTCAATGCGCTGCTCTTCTAGCGTAACGTTAAGGCTAAATGGCAACTCACGACGAATGAAATCCTTTGACACTAAATCTGCACCTAGTGCTTGTAGTGAAAAAATAAGTGCGCGAGATGGGTCAAGTCCTGCCATCAGTCCATAACGGACTTCAACAGAATAATCACCCTTGATGTCTTTGCTGGGTAGATATCTAAGGTCATACGGTGTGCCCTGTGCAACCCCACGAACATTCTTATCCATATCAAATAATTCTTGGTCCATACAAAAAGATGTTTTAATAACATCTTCTAATGTCTCTGCAAGAATTGTTTGACCAGCCTTAATTTGAGAATCAAATGCTCCTAGAAGCGCTTGAACTCCTTGACCAGTAATAATACTGGCGTCAATGTTACCAGTCCTACCCTCAGGATAACGTGCACCAAGTCTCATTTCAGATTGGAGTGCGGCTTGTTCCTGGAAGGCAGCGGCTGGAACATCTAGTTTCACACGACCTACGCTTTGAGGCTGGGCAGTGCGAATAATTGCGTCTGGACCCATAGGAAGGTCGATGACGTCGTTTGGTACTACCAGTGGGGCTTGTACTGACTTCTCAGCAGCCTCCATAGCAAGGTTAGCAAAGCGTGCACGGGCTAACTGCACATAGATAACATCATCAAACTGTCCGCGAGTGTCATCATCGATAGATGGACGGCGTGCAATGTGTACTGTCATCTTGCCTAACAAGTTTCTTGCCTCGTTAAGAATAAGATTATGACGCATTGGGATATAAAATACTGTTATATCTTTATCCATATAGCGAATAAGTTCAATAGGTGAGTTGGTATTTTGATTCCAACCCAATTCACCTAGAATAGTACGGGCATACTCAGGGTATTCATTGGCAAGTTCGCCAATAGTCTTAACATAGCGCTTAGAGTATGCAATACAGCGCCCAAATCTATCAAACTCAGGGTAAACACCCATTGGGTCTTCCACGCGAATACGTGGCATGTTATTTTCAAAGTCTGGCTCTACGTGGATAGGCAGGAATCCGTATGAGAAGTACCAGTCGGCACCCCAGTACATTTGTGATTGTAGCCGCGATGTATAGACATAGTTGTTGGCTATCATTCCGCGCTTATCAGCAAAGGTACGGCCTCTATCTGAAGTCACATTAGTTGAAGAACAGTTAAAAGATGGCAATGGCGCAAGTACTTCAGCCAAATCGCGGGCCGCAACATCAATAAAGTTGGCAATCATAGGGTGTTCCATGTTATCTGGAAACATATCTGGGAAGATAGATGCTATGTTACCTTTGCGAACAGCCATAACATCAGCCATACGTTTATCGCGGGCCGCAAAGCGAACCTTAAGGTTCTCTACGCGCCTTGCAATGCTGTCAATGTCTGTCATGTTATCCTATTCGTAGATTGAGAATTCATAGTCGTTAACGTTTACTATGTAACGATTCTGAGTCTGTGCTCTTGTTGCCCACTTGTTATTCAAATAGGACTGATTGATACTTGCATTTCCAATAATCTCTTTAGCGCGTAGTTCACAGAACCACAATGCCATAACGCAGTCTGTCTTACCCTTAGTCTCGGGCTTCCAAGTAATCAACTGCTGAATCAATGCCTTGATACCCTCTGAGCCCTCCTGAGATGGAAGTTCAAGTAGGTTATCATCTTGATGCGTGTTGTTGCGCGCGGTGCCAAATAGACCTGACATGGCTGCAACTCCAAAAGAAGTGTCCCATTTGTTCTTGCCTGTGAACTGGCTAGAGAACTTCACGCCAGAGTTGGCAAGGTATGAGCGCAGGTCATCATCTAGGGCATATGCCTTCTGATGAGCATTGGTCTCAATACGCAATTCTTGTGGTTGGTACTTAGTAACCCAGTCTTCAATCAAGTGTTGAATCTTTTGAGGGCTAGGCTCTCTCATGTTTTCTACATCTAAGATATATCGCTTGCGGGTCTGTCTGTCCACAGTCATAATCACTGCTGCGGTATTACCTGCCATAGCAGGGTCAAGTCCCATAATGGTATACCAAGCACCTGGGGCAGGATGTCCTGCAGCACCTGGCTTTAGTGGCCCACGCTTTCGCATCCCATTGATTGAACCTTGGACACACACAGGGGAAAAGATAGAATCCTCTTGTATGTCCTGTTGCTGGTAAACGAGTGCCCAAGCAGAAGCGCTAACTTCACTTCTTCGTCTGAATAGTGCGGGCCCGTTCCACTTAGGATACAGACCGTTTTCATCTGGAACTGCTTCTTCATCTAGACCTTCCCAAGGAATCTGTGATGCAGGCCATAGTGTTACCCAGTCTTCTGGGTCATCGTTGTATTCTAAAACTGCTGGCATTGACAGGTAGGTAAAGGGGCTCTTGCCACCCACCCAATGTTCAGGGCTTCTAATCTCACGGTATAAATCATTTGATGCGATACGGGTTCCTACAACCAAGAGGCGCCCACTATCTCCAAGGCGAGTCACTACATCTCGTTGCAACCAAGTAAGTTGCTTCTCCCACTCATGGGCGTTGCTAGTAGTCACCACGTCATCTAGGATGATAAGGTTTGAACGTGCTCCAGTAATTTGACCGCCGATACCTAAGGCTTGAACAGTCGGGTCTTTTTCCGTTGAGTCACGGCTTAAATAGATTCGGTCAGCCTTCCAGGTATCAGCGTCCTCTTTCCA